AAAAAATCAGTTAACTCTTCTTTGGTAAATCCTTTTGCCTTATTTACTAATTGTTCAGCAGAATCATTAATCTCTATAGGGTTAAATCCATTGCAATTACAAATTGCATCGAAAAGCTTCGTTGTATGTTCACTAGGTTTATATCCATTAGTAAATTTACTGAATAATTCTTGTAATCCAGCGGCAAAAATTCCATCGTTTTTAAAGTTCTTCTGATGACTTAACAAGTGAAGTTCTACAAGCAGTTCGTCTGCGAGCTTTCTATAAATTGGTGGAATGACATAAGGAAATTCCTTATGGAAATCAGATTTGCTGTCTGAAATTGTTGCTCTAACGCTCAATGCCAAACCTAGATAATTCTTAAGAGACCTTAGCTTACCCCGCGACTTGGCTAGGATCATGAAAACCGTCCATTACCATCGTTTAATGATTCCAATAGTTATTGAAGAATCTGGAAGAGGAGAAAGAGCCTTTGATATTTATTCCAGGCTTCTAAGAGAAAGAATAGTTTTAAGAATCCAAGGAAGTTCAACAGCGGGCGGGGCGTCTTGGTATCGCTATCAGGGATTAAGTGCATCGGCAAGATTGAAAGATGTGGCGGTTTCATCTCCAAGTCCGGGCGTCGTTGAGATGGCTGTTTTATCAGGTGAAAGAATTAAAGTTGAAAGTGAAACTGGAACGGATTTGGATACGTCGGCGACTTATTACGGATTAACAAGAACAACTGGAGAAACAGACGCCGATCTAAAAACAAGAATTTTGGCCGCTATTGCAAATCAAGGTTCAGATGGAACGGCAACAACTCAATTAGTTAATGAAGTTAATACACATATTCAGGGAGACTCTGTTCGAGTTTTAACTGATACGGTCAACACAGTTTCTGCAACTATTACTCCAGCGGATGTGACCGCCGTGGTTTATTTATATCCAGACACTCCGAGCTCTGTTTTTACAGGATTAGAAGCAAGCTTGACCGCCGCTTTTAATGCGGCTGTTGGTTTGGGTTGGGACCTTACAACTTCATGGCTTATTTCTTCATTACATCCAAGCGGTGTTCAAAGAGTTGAATTGAGTTCTCCAACTTCAAATATTGTTGTAGGTCCATCCGCCGCTGTTGCTTTGAATAGTGTGAGTATTACTCTTGGAGGTTATGACAGATAAATGACGACCTCGCAGCTTTTACCTTCTAACGCTACTCAGCTTGAAATTGATATTTCAGCAGCCGCTGATTTTCTGTCGGTTACTGAGGGAGCCTTGCCATCGGTAAGGGATGCAAAATATCAGAATATTCCTAATGATGTTGTTCCATGGCTTGTTTATGAATATGGCCTTGGAGAATTATTGCCATATCTTCCAGACCCTCGAACGGCGTTGGCCGAGGGTGTTGTTTGGCAAAGAATAAGGGGAACGCCTCAGGCAATTAAGACGGCTCTGACTTGGATTAATTTCACAGCAATTTTAGAAGAGAGTGAAGCGGGAACAATTCGCTGGGCTCAATTTCAACTTGGCTTGGATCAGGCTCCAGCATCTTTGGAATTTATTGGAAATGTAATTGGAATAAGTCGCTTATCAGCTCCAGCTCGCTCTGATCTTTTTAGGGTTTACGGTGGAACTTATGACACTAGAAGATTTTGGCTAGACGATCATGAATTAAGTTCGGGGTCTTGGCTTTGTGATCATTCAGGGGTCTATCTTCAATCTGATTGGCCTCAACTTTCTTTTGGTAGAGATCACCAAAGAAATCCAGCAATTCAAGAAACTCAGATATTTAGAACTAAAGAACATATAGAGGCAGAACTTTATAAATATGAGGATTCTTTTGTATTAAGTGAAAGTATTCTCGATGAGTGGTGGCATCTTTTACAGGAAGATGTTTTCACTATCAGCCGTTTACATTTCGGCCATTTCTGGGGATTAAATCCATTCCTCGGTGTTCCAGATTGGAACAGTGGATTACTTGTCGAAATATCTTGGCAAGGGACCGAAACTTGGAACTCTGTCGGAGCTTGGCGAAATATTGGAACGCCTCCCGATCCTTCACCTCAATGGATTAATACAGTTTCATGGATTGAGTTCTCAATGCTTCCTACTTTGCAATTTGCAAAGGCTGGAATTTATCTCTCAGATTATTCAATTCTTTCTGAAACTAATACTTGTTTTGCCGCTCGTCATGAGGAAGAATTTGGCGACGGTCCATTTACTCTTTCTGATGCTGATTCGGCCACAGGTGAAAATGTTTTAAGTGAGCATATTCAACGGTGGGAATATCAAGAATGGAATGATCGAATTGATCGCATTTATCAGACCACATTTACAGCGGCTCAGAACACAGCAAATGTTGGATTGGCTGAAAGAACTAATGCTCAATTCTTATTTACTGAGCCATCAACTTATGGTCAATTCACTCTTAGCGATGGTGTTCTTTCTGAGGAGTGGCATGTTCTTTACCAGACAGCAATTCATCATGAGGTCGGACTTTCATGGGGTCCACTCGCTCAACAAGAGACAGAGAATTGGAGAGGTGCTCAACTCTCAGCTCCAACTCACGACTGGCAAGGAACCGAGACATGGGAATCAACAGGTCTTGTTTGGAGAGCGTTCGAGTCTACATGGGAAAGTCAGCTCCACTGGATGCCATTTGCTTCAAGACTATTCCTCGACCAGCAATGGACAGGAATTTCTTGGAACGATGCTCAGGGTTACTGGACAGAAGAGGTTCTCTCTTATGGACATAGAAATGGTTTTGACTGGACATATACAGGCGAAACAGTTCATGAGAGACAACATCACAGAAGTCTCGCTGGCTCCTATTCATTAGGTACTGGCTATAATTGGCAATCATGGCAAGACGTCGGACTATTTACAGCCCCTGTTTATCTAACAGCCTCCACAGGTGATTGGATTGATGAAAGTCTTGAATCTCCTTGGTGGATTTATGACGGATCGCCAGAAACGTGGGAAACTGTAATTAATTGGTCTTCTACTGAGCCATGGTTGGTCGCTGTTGCTAATACATGGCAAACAGCAACACCCGGTCAGTGGATTGTTTCTGATGACACCCATCAGGATCGGGCGGCTTGGTTTGACACCAACACCATCTGGACTCAAACCTCGTTGTCAATTTCGACAAAACACTATTCCCACAATTAACTAGGACCGATAACATGACATTGACAATGGAGGCCAAAAACTAACATGGCAACTCTTACACAAGACGGAAGAGCTGGCCTCGCCGCATCCGTTAAAGCAAGAAACATTTATCTAGGTATTGGCTCAGGTCAAACCGCATGGGATACAACAACGCCCGCAGAATCAACAGCATCCTCGGCTCTAACAACAGCAGTTGGATATAGAGTTGCAACTCAAAAAGATTTTGTTGTGACCGCTCCCGGTACGGGTGCAATTTCACTTCCCTCTGGAAGATATGACGTTTCAGCAACTCAAACAAATCAACTTTATTTGAGATTCACTTTAGACTTTGCTGATGCTAGTTCCGCTACCATAAGGGAGACAGGAATTTTCCTTGATACAACTCCGAACGGTGGGCTCCCAGCGGGTCAACAGTTCTTTACAACTTCCGAAGTTTCAAGTGCAGGGACGCTCTACTTAATAGAGCATATAGCTGCGATTATCCGGACTGCCGCTACCCGTGAAACCTTTGAATTTGTACTCCAGTTCTAAAAATTAAGCTCCAACTATGACAACACTCGCTGGGTATTACAACAGATTCAACGTCGCTGATAAGTATGACAATTTACTTTTCAGGGCGTCTAAGGGTCTGCAATCCGCTGAATTAAATGAAATTCAGTCCATCCTTAGTGATCGAATTCAAAAGATCTCTAATGTCCTTTTCAAGGATGGATCAATTGTCCGTGATGGATCGGCGACTATTGACGCCGCCACTGGACAAGTCCAAATGGCCGCTGGAGCGGTTTACGTTCTTGGAGCTGTTAGAGAAGTTTCAAGCACTACGTTCACAATCCCGACGAGTGGACAGCTTTCAATTGGTGTTAGGGTTACAACTTCAGAAGTCACTGAGGTTGAATCATCAGCTCTTAGAGATCCAGCAACAGGGACACGAAACTACGATGAGCCCGGTGCTGGTAGAACAAAACGAGAATTAGTTTGGGGCTGGTCTGGAGATGGCGGCTCAGGAACTTTCTATCAGATTTATGCGGTAGAAAATGCCACTCTAGTCACTCAGGTTGAACCACCTCAGCTTGATTCAGTAACTCAGCTAATTGCTAGATACGACAGAGACTCAAATGGCAACTATGCAGTAAGAGGATTGAATGTTGTCAGTCAGGGTTCAAACGCCGCTGGAACTAATTATCTTTTCACTGTTACTCAAGGGGTAGGAAATGTAGAAGGATATAAGGTTGACAAGCCAGCATCGATTCAAAAAAGTTTCACAAAAAATCCTGATCTTTTTAGCATTAATAATGAGCCTCATTCTTCCTCAACGGCTTCAACTCAAACAGTTACTCTAAACTATTCGCCACTTAATGCGATTAGTGATTGCGTTGTGACTCTTGAAAAGAGCGTTACTATTTCACACGGTTCATTTACTGGAGCATCCGACCCGCTTCCAGATACCGCCGTTTTAAGTATTCAATCAGTTACTCAAGGCGGAACGACGTACAGTCTGGGAACAGATTTTAATTTAACTTCTGATCAGGTCGATTGGAGTCCGGGAGGGGCCGAGCCAGCTCCCGGTTCTACTTATTCGGTAACTTATAGATATTTGGATTCAGTAACGCCCGCAAATATAAATGAAGATAATGGAACTTTTGAGGTCACAGGTGCTGTTGCTTCAACTTTGATTCTTGTTGATTACAATTGGAAGCTTCCTCGTTATGACGTCATGACGATGAATAAAACAGGAGAAATAAATTTAATTAAAGGAGTTTCATCAAGATTCAATCCAGAGGTTCCGTTGCTATTTGTTCCAGATAGTGATTTGTTATTGGCCTCTATTTATTACAACTGGAAATCAACTCACACACCTTTGGTGGATGATATAGGGACCCGGGTCACGTCAATGGATGACATGCGTAAAATTAAAAAAGCGATTGTAAACTTGCATGACCTAATAGCAATTGAACGTCTTGAACGTGACCTTGCATCGAAAGAGCCCGCCGCAAAATATGGAACATTCTCTGAGCCGTTTAACGATGATACCTTGAGAGATCTTGGCCAAGCTCAGGATGCTGTAGTCATTTCAGGTGACTTGCAAATGCCTGTTCCAATCACTCAGGTTGAACCAACAAACAATGCAACAACGACCTCGACTTTGGATTACACAGAGGAGGTTGTATTGAGTCAGCTTTTAAGAAGTGGCTCAATGTTGATAAATCCATATCAGAATTTTGAACCGATTCCAGCCCTAGTGACGTTGAATCCATCAACCGACCTCTGGACAATTGTTGATGAGCAAGTAACAAACACAAACACAACTCGAACAATTGGAGGAGGTAACAGGTCATCCACATGGACAACAGAAACTCTCGATCTTGTTTCCTCTGTTAGTGAAGTAATCGAGTTCATGAGACAAAGAACAGTAGCTTTTGAGGTTGCTGGTTTTGGTCCTAATGAAAATCTTCAAACTCTTACATTTGCGGGTGATGAAATTACATTGTCACCAGTGCCTCAGGCAAACGGTCAGGGTGAGTTGACTGGATCTTTTACAGTTCCAGCGAATGTCCCATCAGGTGACGTTG